TTCGCTGGCACGGTAACAGCCGTGTCCGGACTTCAAGTGACGGCTTTGGAGTGGGCAGGTAAACCGGCTGGGTATTTCGTCAACGGGCACTTGATTACCGACGACGGGCGGAGCGACACGATTGACCAGTACCTGCCGGGGCCGGGCACAGTTCGCACGCGATCCAACCTGGGGATCGCCGTGGGTGATAGGGTGACGGCTGTCGCTGGTTGTGACGGGGCGTTTGCCACCTGCCAAGGGCGATTCGGCAGCGAGACGAACAACGGGCTGGCGTGGGGAGGGTTTCGGATTCCGTCACGTGACCCGCAACGAGGGGGAATAATCTAATGCCGTTTCCCTTGATCGCCATTGTTATCGCCATCGCGTCATTCGCCTTGAACGTGATTTCAGCATTACTACGTCCGAAAACCAGCGACCGCCCAGACAAAGACTGGGATATTCCAACGACAACAGAAGGGCGTTCAATCCCAGTCGTATGGGGTACAGACCTTCAGCGCGCGCCGAACATCATTTGGTGGGGCGATCAGCGCGAAGTGCGTCGAAACAACATCTGGCGCTACTTCGTTGGAATCGCTTGGGCATTATCGCATGGCGCGCCAGTGCTGAAGTCCATCATCGTCAACGAGAAGGTTATTTGGACGGGTGCTCTAACGCACGGGCAGGAACTTTTTCTTAATCTGCCAAACCTGTTTGGTCAGGCTGGAGGTGGTATCGTCTGGGATTTGAAATACTACCAAGGCAACGGGACGGTTGGTGCAGACCCTTATCTGGCATCACGGGTGCCGGATTATCCCGATCATCGGCGCGTCGCTTATCTGGTGTCACGAGGACCAGCAACGTGGTCATCAGGAAGCAACTGGAAGGGTTTTATTGGAAACTCGCCAAGCTTGCCGAAAGTGGAATTTGAGTTGGAACGCTTTCCGAGTGCAATCACACCGCCATCCGGCCTATCAATTGGGACACTGCTCCCATCTACAACGCAAACGGGCGCGGCACCACCGGAGTGGTTTACCAGTGACGGTTGGGGTGCACGCGGTGATCAGTTCTCTCAGTCCGACGGATGGAACGACGTTGATAAATATTTTCAGGCAACGAGAACGCTTTACGACGCAACTTCTGAAAACGGGTTCAGCACGTTTTTCCCTAACTCGCCGTACGTTGGGTTACCTACCCGCCCAGACACAATTACTTTTGACTTTTGGGTAAACTATCTGCCGCCACACTCCGGGCGTATTATACTTGCTCTTGCTTCCGGCGCTGGCGAGCTATTGTGCACTATCCCAAACGAACTTTTGACTCCGAATAATTGGAGCGAAATCACCATTCCGTTGACTACGCAATGGCCTTGGCGCAAAGAAAACCCTTATACTGGCCCGCTGGCAACGCAGCAGGAGATTGATGACCGAGCGAGATATTTGAACGCAATACAGGGGATCAAAATCGTGATCAACGACATGGTGCATGCTCCGCAAGGGGATTTTACGGCGCGGATCAGGCAGTTTTGGTTTGATAAACCCAGTTCTTCAAGCGGCGCAATTGGCGGTGACGCCAATCCTATCTGGATGCTTTATGAGGCGTTGACGAATAACGTATGGGGATGCGGCGTTGACCCAGCAGACGAATTTGAGGGAATTGATGACGCTTCATTCCAATCGGCTGCCAACCAGGTAGCGGCTGAAGGGTTAGGCGCGTCATACATCCTGCAGGAGTCAATGCAGTTCCCGCGCTTTGCCGATATGATTCTGCGCCACGTTGACGCGGTGCTATATCGCGAGCCAACGAATGGTAGGTGGACAATAAAGCTGATTAGGAACGACTACGATCCGACAAACCTGCCGGTCTTGGATGAAACAAATATCATTGAAGTCCAAGAATTTGGCACAGACGTAAGCGGTGTCTTGCGTGACGTGGTGCGCATCAAATTTGCCGACCGCACCAAGCAATATAAAGAGTCTGTAGCCACCTTCCGAAATCCGGCAGTGCGAGCGATTCAAGGGTATTCTTCAGCAGTGGAGTTGGACTTCCCAATGGTGCGGGATCCCGGCGTTGCGCAACGCATTGCCGAACGTGAAGCGTTAGGATACTCGTATCCGTTGCGTCGTCTACGAGTGACAGCAACACGGAAGGCGGCAAATTTACGTCCGGGGAGTGTGTTTCGATTCGTTTGGGCTGGTTATGACGTGAACGCGATTTTTCGTGTCACGTCAATCCGGCTTGGCTCTCCAGCCGATGGCGCGGTGATTGTGGAAGCAGTTGAAGACAAATTCTCAATCGCTTCGACAACGATTGGCGCGCCACCGTTGCCGCCGCCACCGCCAGAAGACCCGCCACCGCCTGAAGACCCACCAGATGATCCGCCGTTTTAGATATGACCGAACGAGAAACGCAACGTCGAATCGTTGACGCATTGCGTAAGGCTGGTTGCTTGGTGTGCGTCACCAGTAATCGGTGTCCCACGGCGAATACGCCGGGAACGCCTGACCTGTTTGTTTGGCACGCCGGCAAGTGGACAGCGCTGGAAGTGAAATCGCCGGATGGGAAGCTCACGGCAAAACAATCGGCGTTTGTAGAGTCCGGCGCAGTCCACGTAGTGAGAAGCGTAGAAGAAGCTTTACGCGCCGTGCTAGGATATTGACAGACTCGGCAGTAGCAAGAGACTAACTGCTTAGACCTAGAAGGGATTGCTAACTACTGCTGGGTCAACTTTTGCAAGGGTACGCCATGCAGGTAAACGAAGCCGGGTTGAAGCTAATCAAAAAATTCGAGGACTTGCGCTTACGTGCGTATCGTTGTCCGGCTGGCGTTTGGACAATCGGCTACGGGCACACCAAGACGGCGAAACGGGGGCAGATTATCACCGAAGCCGAAGCCGACCGGCTGTTACGCGAAGACCTGCGCATTTTTGAAAAAGGCGTGTTGGAAGCGATTGGCAACGCGCCGACAACAAGCAATCAGTTTTCGGCAATGGTCAGCTTGGCGTTCAATATCGGTCTCGGCGCGTTTCGCAGATCGAAAGTCTTGGCTTCCCACAAGGCAGGGAAAACGGCGGAAGCTGCCAAAGCCTTTGCCAACTGGCGCAAGGCGGGCGGCAAGGTATTGCCCGGGCTGGTGCGTCGGCGCGCGGCGGAAGCGAAGTTGTACCTGACGCCAGACAGTGAAAACGCCAGACAGTGAAAAGCCCAGCCCGGTGGAAGCCAGGCTGGGCAACGTGCGAATTAGGAGTCAACCCCCGGTAAAGGCGGAATAGAAGAACGCCAGCAGGGCATCACTAGCTGGCGGATGGTAAAGGGTGATTGGTTAGCCGGGGATAATTCTATGGCATTAGAGACGAGGCGTTTCTCGTAAGGTGGAACGAGCCGAATTTGCATTTCCCCGGCTGGGAGCGCCTGGGCGGCATCAAGCAAATAATTGCAGTCAGCGATGCCGTCCATTGAATAATTGCACTGTGCTGTTATTCTTATCGGGGAAAGGGTATTTGCTTCTTCGGCTGCCACGGCTATAAAGCCGGGGCGAACCCAAAAGAAAACACTCCGGTTTTTGCGCGTGGTTTCCCGCCTAGCAGCTATCAGCGCCTTGACGAATTCCGCTTTTTCGCAACGTAGGGCAACCGAACCCTCTATCGGCGGGAAAACAGCAAAATAGTTTGGATAGCGTGCCTGTACGATGGACACGCGAAACGTTTCCGTCTCGGTTTGGATGATTGCCTCGGTATCACCAACAACAATTTTGATGTCGGAATGTCGGGGGAATTTTAGATTGGCAACCTCCCTGGCGGGCAAGATAACGCTCGTTGTTTCCGAACAAACGTACCCATTGTCTGACTCAAACAGAGCTAGGCGATAGCCGTCGGTAGCGACAGTGCGAAACGCTACGGGAGATACACCTAAAAAAATGCCGGAAAACGCCGGGCGACGCGGGTCGAAGTCCCGTGACGCGGCGAATGCGGTGGATTTCAGCGCACGGTGAAAAATATCTGCTTTGACAGTTATTTGCATGGCTCACCTCCGAAAAAAGCGTCAAGTCGGACTCCATCGGCGTTCAAAGTGACATCCAGCACGCAAAATAAGTCCGGGAGCGGGTGGCGCGTCAACTTGGCGTACTCGGACGCAAAATTCGTGCCCGGCAATTTACCGTCGTGCATCCATAGCCGCGACGGCGGGAAGCCAGGCGCCCATACGAAAAAGTCGGACGGTAGCTGAATCTGCCACTCGTCCGCACCGCAGGGTAAGAAGAACGCAATCGTAAACGAGACGTTCCCGTCGTACCGCCACGCAACTTCTTCGCTGTCATAGTTTTTCAGGCAAACGTCTCGCTTGCTTGCCGCAAGCAGGGCTTCAGCAAGCGGGTGAACGGGCTGTCCAAAGTGATGCTGCCAAGTGGCGACAAATTCCTGATGCGAGAGTTTCATTTTCTTTTCTCCTTTCGGCAAAAAAAGCGCCACACCCGAAGGTATGGCGCGAGTTTGTTGGTGCTACGGCAGCAGTAGTTCTGCCGCCGCGAAGTCATCGGCGTGGGCGTCGCACGCCTCGCCGGGGGCGATGAACTTGACATTGAACCGCTGGCGTCGTTTATACCCGACGCCGAAGGAAGCTGCGGCACCGGGTCGGACGTAACCGACCCAAATATCATAATGGTTGCCGGCCATCTCGTAGACGGCTTTCACGCCGTCCTGCGGGTTGGCCCGGCGCAAACATCCCTTGATAGCCCACGCCAACCAGCCGTCAACTGGTTGCGTGGGATCAAAGGTAAGGATTGTCTCGCCGGCGGCTTTCACTTGCCGCCAGACCCCCAACGCCGGGAAGATGGTGTCTTCCGGCGCACGCACCCGCGTAACGGGCGCATACGGGGAGTTGCTGCTTGTCCAAATGATAAAGTCAACTAATTCCGACATTTTCCTCTTCTCCTTTCTTTCGGCAAGGCGCTACGCTCGAAGGCGTAGCGCGGGTGTTATCAGACAAACCGTTGCAACCGCGTAACAGCGATAATCTGTCCGTCTTGACGGATGGCCGTTGGCCCCGTGTCTGGGGCAAGCACGTCGGGACGGCGGACGTGCTGGGCAACGAGCGACGAGACGATATAGAGCTTGCCCGGCTCTGGTTCAGGCAGTCCAATCACCTGCCCGAACCGGGTTGTTACAATGGGGACGCCGGCAACGCTGGCGTCGGTTTCCTGCGATGAGTCCAGCCGGGCAATACGCCCGGAAACCGGGATAGTGACCGGCGGCGCGCCGGTCGGCTGAATCGTAATCGGATGCGGCGTGAGGTTGATTAGTTCCGTCATTTTTCGTTCTCCTTTTTGGTAAGGCGCGCCAGACGAGTACCTGACGCGCCGAGGTGAAACCTAGACCAGCTTGATTCTTACCGGCTGGCCTTCACCGTCCACCCAAACCCGTGGACACCCAGGAAGCGTCCGCACAATCGCGTCTGTCACGCCGTACTGGGCGACGAACCGGCGGACTGCATCACGTGACGCTGCGTAGCGGCCACCGTATTCACGAGAGCGCCCCTGCAACTCCGCGCCGGACAGTACGCCAGGGATGTGGCCCTTGCACAAAACGTGAAGTTGATACCGCCCAAACCGGGAAGGAACCTGAGAGGAAGGGATTTCAATCGTCTTGGTCATCGTCGTGTCTCCTGCGTTTTAGGGCCGCCGCCCATTGCTTACTTCTATCTTACACCCACATATACGTGGGTGTCAACGGGAAAGTTTCAACTTTTTCCTAAGGTGCGTCCGACGGAAGGCACCGGACGCGCCAGGGAAGCTACTCAAGTCGGGACTTCAGCTCGTCAATGAGAGCTGAAATCCTAGTGCGGTCCATGGACGCGAGCCAGTCTACGACCTTGCCCGACCGCTCGCGCATCTTGGCGCCAAGCTCTTTATGCTCGGCACCCATCCAGTCTGTCCTAAACCCTGCCCGCGCCATCAGGGCAAGGGCATAGGAGATTTGCTTTTCAGTCGCCATCGGGATATTGTTTCTCATTATCTGTCTCCTGCGTTTTAGGCCCGCCGGCCGTTGTTTGTTTTGTTTCTACACTTCTCTATACGTCTTGTCAAGGGAAAAGTTCCGATTTTTTTTTCGGAACCTTCCCCTTGAAGGGGGCTACGGACGGGCTGCCCGTACCTTGATGACCCGGAGAGACTCCCGGCGGCAGGGTGCATGCCCGTATTCCGCAAAGCACTTGCCGAAGTGGTCTGGTATGTCAGCCTCTACTACTACCAAGTAACGGGCGCCGCGCGTCCAGAGGATTTCCCCTGCACGGAGGGCGCGCTCTGGACTGGCATAGACGTAGTTATACTCAGGGAGATACCGCGTGTACTCCAGGGTTGGAACGTAAGCTTTTACTTTCATCGTTATGCTCCTGCGTTTTAGGCCCGCCGGCCATTGTCTGTTTTGTTTTTACACTTCTCTATACGCTTTGTCAATAGAAAAGTTCAAACTTTTTTTTCTACTTGCGCCAAAAAAAAAAAGCGCCACACCCGAAGGCGTGGCGCATGCTCGACAGATAAAAGAACTATTTATGCGGGAGAATGCGTACAGGGATTTTCCCGCTCTCTTTGAAGTGAAGCAACAGCCAGAAACCTATCCGTGCGTAGCCGATAAAGAGATCGCCGTGATTTTTGGATATAATTTCAACGGGTTCTATCCCGCCATCTGGAATAGAACGCAGGATACGTCCCGTGATTGCTAAAGCCAACCAGCCATCACGCGACTGGCTGGTGTCCAGTATATAGGTGGTTTTTTTACCACACACTTTCCGCTGCCAAATGCCGGCGGCGGGCAAAATCGTGCCTTCAGGGATAAGCACGCGAGTAACAGTCGTAGACGTGGAAACCAACTCGAGGGTCAAAAGTTGGGGATTTGCCATTGTTTTCTCTCCTGCGTTTTAGGGCCGCCGCCCATTAGGTAATTCGTTTTTACACCTACTAAAACGTTCTGTCAAGTAAAAAGTTTCAACTTTTTCCTACTTGCGCCGGAAGCTAGCCCGAACGATACTACCTTCGCCGGACAATCCGGCTACTTCTTAATTGAGGAGGCTACGAAAGTGGCTGGACGATGGGAAAAGATTGCCGCCGCGCGCTCGGCGGAAGAGATGGAGCGTTTTGCATATCTACGCCTGTTGACACGCGCCTTGGGTATTTCGCACGAGGTGCTAGCCGACAAGCTTGGCTTCGTTCGCCCGTTTGACGCTCAGGAAGCCCTACGCGGGCGGCGTGAACACTCAGCGGACGAGATTGCTATTGAGTTGCTTGACGCCTGGCGTGCGTCACGCCGGAAATATCTTGACGCGGCGCGTTATATGGACTCACTTTTAGCCGAGCTAGACGAGTCCACGCCAGATCAGGTCTAGCTGTTGCGCTGCCCAAGTTGGCGTGGTGTCTGCCAGTGGAAGCAGCCGCCACAGCCAGTCAGCAGCGTGTGGATGGGCGCGATAGGTAACCTCCCATCGCGCCCGGAACGCCTTCACGGCGTCGCTCCCGTGAGCGTCCACTTCCGCCCACCAGCGCCAGTGCCAATCGCCAGACGGGTTTTCCTTTTCTTGAAGGTAGCGCGTAAGCTGATACTGCGCGTAGTGCTCAGACACTTCAGCCCGGCGGGCAATGCTGTCGAGGTAAGCTTGCAAAACCGGGTCTGATTCGGACGCCTTCAGCCAGTCAACCGCCGCTTGGATTTGTTCACGGGTAAGCTTCACTTCAGCCTGTCTCCCGCTTTTCGTAATAGCAGAGACGCCGCTAGCCCGGCGTCCACAATCCGCCAGCCTACGTTATCTCGCGCCGCTTCAACCACCTTAGCGGCGGTCAGTTCGGCAATCAGCTTGCCTTTGCTAGACGGGCGAAGGTAAACGTCAGCGCTTTCAGGCGAAATACCGCGTTGTTCAATCAGGTATTGCCGGAGTGCGTCACGCGAGATAAACGGCGCGCCGTCAACGACCTGCTCACCAGTCGCCCACCAAGCGGACTCGATAGTTTCTATATGGGACTCGAGCCTGCCTTCCTTGGTCTTTTTCTTCTTTTCTTCTGGTACTCCGGCAGGTACGAGTACAGCCGATTCCATTGGCTCACCGTCTTCATCGCGCCAAGTCTCCAGTACGACCGGTTCAGGGCGGGCATAGACCGGCGGGGCTTCGCGGGCGTCTTTGACCTTGATTTGGACTAGTTCAAAAGTTTTTTGAACGTCGTCCAAAGGCGAAACCAAAAACTCGGCATCCGCCGCGCCGCGCCAAGCGGATGACCCGCGCCCACGGCGTTGTGCGTCTTGCCCCCAGCCGGTGTGATGAACGAGCACCAAAGCACAGCCTAGTCGGTCAATCAGCGCGGCACACGCCGTTAGCATTGTCTTCACGTCTTCAGCCGAGTTCTCATCACCGGTAAAAAACCGGTGTAAAGTGTCCACAAATACAAGGTCTGGGGTAAGCTGCGTAGCGTCAAGCTCGCGAAAAACCTTCTCTAGTCCGGCTGGAGTATTCAGGTCACAGCCGGACGCCGTGATACGCCCGCGCGTCGTCCAGGCGAAGTCGTCGTCTGGTATTTGGTGATATTGCTGCCAAGCCGCGAGGCGCATCCTCAAGCCGTAGTGTCCTTCTCCGGCAAGATAGAACACCTGCCCGGCTATTGTCCGACAGCCGAACCACTCTC